CAGAAAATACTTTTGATACAAATAATTTAACGGTAGGGCGTAACAGTTCAAATATTAACGGTTCCGCTAATAACCTTGTAGTGGCAAATGAAAGAGCCTCTTTTAGTTTAGTTTATTCTGGAGATGCTACTGTAGGCTGGCAGTTTAAAAACAAAGATCAATCGTTACACAGTGGTTCGGATATTCTTTTAGATTCTCCAGGCGATGTTATTTTAGATGCTGATGGAGCAGATGTTATTTTTAAAGATGGTGGTACTGAGATAGGTAGATTCACAAACAGCTCAACTAATTTTGTTATTCAATCTACAGTATCCGATAAGGACATGATCTTTAAAGGTAGTGACGGAGGTTCGGCAATAACAGCCTTAACTCTAGACATGAGTGCAGCAGGTGCTGCAACTTTTAACAATGATGTAACTGCTTTTTCTGACGAGAGACTAAAATCAGACATAAGGACTATCGACAACGCTTTAGATAAAGTAATGAATATGCGTGGTGTCACTTTTGACAGAGAAGGTAGAAAAGGAACTGGTGTAATTGCTCAAGAAATGCAAAAAGTAATGCCAGAAGTAGTACACGATGAAGGTGTGTATATGTCAGTTGCTTACGGCAACCTTGTGGGTGTTCTTATTGAAGCAGTTAAAGAGTTAAAAGCTGAAATAGAGGAACTCAAACATGACAATAAAAAGTAGTGGCTCTAGTTTAGCAATATCTGAAATAGCGGCAGAGTTTGGGGGAAGTACTCCACATTCAATGTCTGAGTATTATTCTGGTGGAGATAACGTACCTTCAAGCACAGGAGACATAGCATCATCTGGTGCTAACTCAATGTCTAATTTTTACGGTACTTCAAATCGTATAATTATTACTTTGACTATTTCAGGCGATACAAACAATTATAATATATTTAGCAATAAGGGTGGAACTTACTCTGCGGGTCTAAGTGATGTGACTTTAGTAAACAACGCAAGAATTTCGTCCAGTTCGACAGGCACAGCTGCAGTAGATACAGGTTCTGGTTGGGCAAACGGTGACACTATTACCATTGATAATAACTCAACCATTGTCGGTGATGGTGGAAACGGTGGAGCTGGTGGCACAAATGCTGGTGGAGCCGCAGGACATGCTGTTAATGTTCAATTTAATACTACGGTCGATAATACTGGCGGAACTATTTCCGGCGGTGGCGGTGGCGGTGGCGGTGGAGCTACGGGGACAACTACGTCACAAGGAAAAGGCGGCCAAGTTACAACCCTACATGGTGGTGGCGGTGGCGGTGGTGGTTTCGGTGGTGGAGCCGGTGGAGCTGGTGGAACCCCTACAAGTGGTAATAATAACAATAATGGAAACGCTGGAGCTGCTGGTTCTGTAAGTGCAGCGGGAGCTGGTGGATCGGCCATAACTAGCGGAAATGCTGGTGGAGCTGGTGGAGCAGTTGCAACAGCCGGAACTCAAGGTGGTGGATCCGGTGGAACCGGTGGTGCAGCGGGTAAAGCTATAAACTTAAACGGAAATACTGTAACATTTACAGCTACAGGTACAAGAAACGGAGCAACCTCATAATGATTTTATATAGAGCATGGATTCAAAACAAAACAGTTATACACCGCACCTACTGGGGTGGTAGTGAAGATGCAGAAACAATAAAAGTTAAGAATGAAATATTAGCTAAGTTTCCTGATGAGACCTACCCCTTTGAAATGCAAGTATGGGGTGTAAAAATGGGCGCAAATAAATACAGCGTTCATAACTGTAGCTGTGCATCAGATTATAAAGACAGCAGTAAAATTCAAAACAGTCTTTTGTTAAATCATGACTTCATTAAATACTTCTATGACTTAGATACATCAACAAAGACTATGGAAATAGTTTATAAAGCAGGAGCAGTTATGCCTGTTGTTACAGTACCAAGTAACCTAACTGTAAAGTATGTAACTGATATGTGTAATGCTGCTTTTGAACTACAAGCAACACAAGCTGTTTATGTAAGCGGTACTAATAATGATGTATGGGCGTGGGCTGAATCATTAAAGTCAGACATTGTTATGCCTATAAGTAAAACAAAAAAACTAGCACATGCTGATGATATATTTAAATTCCAATTTAATAATGCTAAACAATTAACTGATGTAATACTAGTTGCACACTTAGAAAGATATATGGTGTACGGAGAAGGTAATAATCTTTATACAGAGTACACAGCAGACTATGCTGATGAGCTTACTAACTTAGATGATACTGAGATTGTTATTCCAAAGCTTGACAACTCTGGAAATCGTATAGCTCAAACACAGAACAAAGCTGACATTAAAGAATATGTTAGAGTTCCTAAAAGCAATGGAGAAAGTGGGTATGATATTGTTCTTATTAAAGATCTATAAGAAATTGCATATAGGTTTTGGTGCAACTCATGTTGTTGGAATAAACGGTATCCGTTACATTTCAAGATGGGGTTTCTGGACTAAACCGTTTACAATTTTAGTATCAAAGATACACCCAATCAACGCTACTGTAGAATGTATACCTGACACAAAGCCTGATGCGAGTGTCATATATCACAGCCATCCATTTAATTTTGCCTCATTTATATTCAAAGGAACTTACACAGAAGAGATAAACAATGACGGTAATATTATTTTAAAAAAAAGAAAGTGGTTCAACTATGTAAGTAAAGATACTTACCACAAGATAACGTGTGAAGAAGATGTGTGGTCTATACAAATTGGGTTCTTTAAAAATAACAAAGTAAAAATTAAAATAGATAATAAAATATACGCACACAAAAGAATATTTACTACAGGGGATATAGATAAATGGCATTAATACGAATACCATTTAAACCAGGTTTTAATAAACAACTAACCCAGTCATCTGCGGAAAGCACATGGACGGATGGTGACTTTGTACGTTTTAGATACGGGGAGCCTGAAAAGATAGGTGGGTGGCAAAAACTAACTGCTAATACACTAGCGGGTGTGGCAAGAGATTTACATAATTGGACTGATTTAGATGGTAATAAATATTTAGCGATTGCTACTAACAAGCTAATTGTTATCTATTATGGTGGAGCTTACTACGATGTAACGCCTTTACAAGCAGCTATTGCTAGTTGTACTTTAACAACAGTGCAGACCTCAGCGACACTAACTGTCAACAAAGCAGGACACAATTTATCAGCAGGAGATTTATTTACTTTTAGTGGTATGACTATTCCGGGAAGCGGTACGGGTTTTGTTGCAGCGGACTTTACAACTAATACATTTGAAATTGTAACAAGAGCCACCGATTCTTTTACCGTAACTATGAGTAAGGTTGAGTCGGGTTCTGGTGTAACAGGCGCTACAGGTTGTACTATAAACCCTTATATAAAACCTGGGCCGGCAATAGCTATTCCAGGCTATGGTTTTGGTGTAGCTCAATGGGGTGGTGAAACTATATCTTTAACTAAAAACGATTTAAATGGATTGTTAGCTGACACAGCTGCTGGAACAGGCGATTCTGGAACAACTGTAACTCTTACATCAGCTTCTGGGTTTTCTGCAGCAGGGCATATTTTAGTTGGGTCCGAATTAATTACTTACACAGGTATATCAGGTCAAGGTTTAACAGGTGCTGTAAGAGGAGCTTTAGGTTCAACGAGAACAGCCCATGCTGATGAAGCAGTCGTAACTGACGCAACTAATTTTGTTGCTTGGGGAAATGCAGCATCAACTACGGATGTGACGCTGGTACCTGCTAACTGGTCATTGGATAACTTTGGTACAATTTTAGTAGCTACTTTAAAAAACGGGAAAACATTTGAATGGAGCCCTTCTAGTGGCTTAACTACTAGAGCGACAGTCTCTGCAACAAACCCAACTACAAGTGTGATGTCGCTAGTTTCAGGTCGAGACAGGCATTTAATTCACCTAGGTACGGAGACAACTATTGGTAGTAATTCAACACAAGATAAAATGTTTATTCGTTTTAGCGATCAAGAAGACCGTGCCGATTATACGCCTGTATCTACAAATACAGCAGGTACTTTTAGATTAGATTCTGGTAACGCTATCGTAGGCGGGTTACGAGCAAAAGATTATATTTTTATATTAACCGATACTTCTGCTTATACGATGCAGTTTGTAGGACCTCCGTTTACTTTTAACATACAACAAGTAGGATCTAACTGTGGTTTGATTGGACAGCATGCAGTAGTCTACGTTGATGGTGCAGTTTACTGGATGGGTGAGTCCGGTGGTTTCTTTGTTTTTGACGGTACGGTTAAAAGACTACCTTGTACAGTTGAGGATTTTGTATTTACCGATGTTGATCCTGACGATTTAGGTATAAATTATGATACAGGTGAATTGGTTTACTGTAATTATAATTCACTGTTTACTGAAATAAATTGGTTTTATGCAAAAGCAGATTCTTCTGTTATTGATAGATGCGTTACTTTAAATTATCGAGAAGGTTCGTGGACAACTAGCTCATTAGCAAGAACTACTTACATAGACAAGTATTTATTTGATAACCCTCTTGCGTCAGAATTTGCAGCAGCTGGAGTACCTACGTTCCCAACTATTCAAGGAGTGACCTCGGCTCTCGGTGCAAGTACTTTGTTCGAACACGAAAAAGGAGTAAATGAAGCAGATCAAAACGGAAATGCTACAGCCAGTATCGATGCGTTTATTGAGTCGGGCGACTTTAGTTTTGATTCCGGAGGTGGGCAAGGTGAAAGCTTTATTAAGATAAGAAGGTTTATACCTGACTTTAAAATACTAGCCGGCAACGCTACAGTGACTATAAAGTTAAAAGACTTTCCAGCAGATACTGAAGCTAGTTCACTGTTAGGTCCTTTCACGGTCACCTCGTCAACTAAAAAAGTAGACACCCGAGTGCGTGGTAGATTTGCTTCATTAAAAATAGAGAACAAGGACGTGGATGAAAATTGGAGATTCGGTTCATTTAGAGCAGATGTACAACCCGATGGGAAAAGATAATGGCTAAAATAACCGTAACTATACCAGAGCCAAAACAAGAATATGATGTCTCTAATCAAAGACAGTTGTTGGAGTCTTTAAATACTATAAAGAATCAACTTAACTTTTCGTTTCAGACGGATTTTAAAAACGAACAAGATACATTTAACTGGTTTATATCATGACAATACAATATAAAAATCAAGGGTTTACCTTAGCTAACACTGCGGCTACTTCGGTATTAACCGCACCCGGTAACGCAAGACTTTTAATTAAACAAGTACAGGCTGTTAATATACACAGCAGTGCGGTAACTTTGACAACTCAAGTAACCGATACGTCAGCAACAGCTACGCATACGATTGGTAATCAAGATATTGCAGCAGTCAGCACGGTTGATATTATAACGAACACGCTGGTATTGGAAGAAGGTGATATTCTTAAAATGACAGCAGAAACAGGTGCTAAAATATCAGGAATTATTTCTTACGCTCAATTAGACAGATCGCAAGAAAATGGTTAGAATACAGCCATGACTATTACTATAGATTGTGAAGCAAAAACAAAGATAACTAATAACAAAACTGGCGTGGTGTACGAGTCGGAAGAGTTAGCTCAAGCCGATGTATCAAGTTCAGGTACTGAAACTAAAGAAGAGGATATTCAACGTGATGTAACTATCATTGTTCCTCAACTTGACCTTCACGGCGATACGAATGAGTGAGCCAAAAGGCGGAACTGAACTACAACACCGTTTTTTACAAGCACGAGTCGACTTAGATTTACTTAGTCATTTTCAAATATGCACTTCAATACCAGGCAAAGTCCCTATTGATGAAAACAAGATAAACATCTTGTGGCAGAAGAACAGTTACGACCAACCCAACATAAGACCTTTTTTTGAAGACAAGTCTAACCACGGCAAGTACGACTGGTATGTCTTTAACTCTCATTGGAACTACGAGAAGTTTAGAATGATGTACGACATACCGACTGAAAGGTGTCATGTAATTAAGAACGGAGTTACTCACTTTCCGGAAAGAAAACAATACAAACAAGGCGATACCGTCAGATTGGTTTTTCAACCTACCCCTTGGCGTGGTTTAAACGTATTACTATTGGCCATGCAACACCTACAGGATGAGAATATAGTATTAGATGTATACAGTAACTGTGAGGTTTACGGTGAAAAATTTGCAGAAGATAATAATGCAGACTGGGAAGAATTATTTGATCAAGCGAGAGCGTTACCTAATGTTAATTATATTGGGAATCAGCCTAACGATTTTATTTTAAATAAAATGGAAGATTACCACATGTTTGCTTACCCCAGTATCTGGGAAGAAACCTCATGTATCTCGGCTCTGGAAGCAATGGCAGCTGGATTATACTGTGTCACCACTAACTACGGTGCTTTGTATGAGACCTGTGCTGAGTTCCCAATTTATGTAAACTATACAGACAATTACGAGAAACTAGCTGAGAACTTTGCTTATGCTATTAAGTCGGCAACACAACATTTACACGAAGACTACATTCAAGAGCATCTCTTAGTCCAACAAGATTATATAAAACGATTTTATCATTGGGATAAAAAATCCATAGAATGGACTAGATTTCTAGAAGGAGCATTTAATGCCAGACTCAAGTAAACCCTTATGGTTAAATAAAGAAAGAGAATTAGGTATCTATGTAGCTACTCCAGTACACTCGGATGTGTCTATACATTACACACAAAGCTTATTAGAGTTTCAAAAAGCTTGTATGGAAAAAGGTGTAAAAGTCATGTTTGAGATGATAAAATCATCATTAGTGACACAAGGTAGGAACTTATGTACTGCCTCTTTTTTACAAAGCGAGATGT